TTATTCTGAAAGTTTAGCGAATCGCGTAAATATTCTGACTAAAAGCAAATCATGGCAAGCTCTTATGGATGAGAAGTTGCCGGAGGAACATTTGGCTCTACGTCATAAGGAGATATTGGATAAACGCGATACACGTAAGGTGGTAGATGATAAGGGCAATGTGAGTTATGAAGATATTGGTCCGAATACCATGGCTGTAACCAAGGGGTTAGAGTTAGCGTATAGGTTGCGCGGATCATTTAAGGAAAAGGATACACCACCACCAAGTACGGTGATGTATAACTTGTTTTATAAGACAGAAGTCCGAGATCAAATGAAAATTTTTGAGGAGGGCATAAGAAAATCTTTATATGATGAAGTTGCTAAAAAAAATAAAAAGGATATTCAAGCAGAAGAAGCATCTCTCTCTGAAGGAGATGGAATTAGAGATGTTGAATTTGAAGAACCAACAGAAGAATGAGCCATTGGGTGATGGTAAGGCGGTTTTTCTTTCTGAAGGTACAGATGGGGAATATGAGGAACATATAGAGAATGAGGAGAGAGGGTGGGGGGAATTTAAAAGAAAAATATTTAATTTAGGTAAAAAAAAGTTATGAAACCAACAACCAATAGATTACTCGTTAAGGTGGAGGAGAAGAAGAAACCAGAGAAAGGAAAGGAATTAGAAGCGGCAACAAGTGTTATGACCGGTGAGGTTCTTAAAAAGGGACCTGAAGTAAAAGCGATTAAGGTAAAGGACAGGGTAATATTTGCACCTTATGGTATTGACGAAGTAACCCTTAATGATAAAAAACTACTCATAATTAGTGAGGAATTAATTATTGCTGTGCATGAGTAAGGAGGGGATAATACAAAAATTAAAAGATCGCTTTGAAAGAGCAAGAACTAAAAGGTTGGCTAAGGAGGCCAAGGAGCAACCTTTCAAGGATAGGCTAATAGAAATATTTTCTGCACCACGCAACGCTCTTACTGATTTTTATTGCCCTGTTTGTAAAAAGGATTGTTCCGGGACTGGCTATAGGCAAATTTGTACTATTCGCAGATGGGCGCCTACTGCTTGGTATGGTGGCACTTGTCCGAATGGTCATAAGATGATTAGGAGGATTACTGATAAATCTAGTGATCCGTACTACGAAATGTCGCCATTCGTGCAACGGCAACGATATGATTTAATTGATGCCCTTATCACTCCTGACGATCCGCGATTTAAAATATTATATCCAGATAAGTATGCGAAGTTGACCAATAATGTCGGAAAAGAATCCAACAATTAAACCGGATGATCTATCAATTCTCGCATGGATATTTGAGAATAACATAGTATCGGAAAAGGGAGATATGCTGGACTTTTCTGATCGGCTTTTTCTGATTGATATACTTACTGATTGGTCTCAAGAGATTGTTATTAAAAAATGTGCGCAGATTGGGGGTTCTGTTACTTTTAACTTAAAGGCACTTTTTGCCATTATTAAGTTTGGGTGGAACATAATGTATACCTTTCCGACTGATTCTGATGTTTCCGAGTTCGTATCTTCTAAAACAAACAAGATACTGTCACAAAACCCACATATATTTAAGGGAATAAATACTGACAACATTGAACGTAAAGAGTTTAATGGACGCTTTATGTTCTTCAAAGGAACTGTATCTAAGACTGCAGCTATTATGACAACTGCGGATTTGCTTATCCATGACGAGGCATCACGATCTGACCAGTCTGTGATAGACACTATGAAGTCTCGTACTAAAGCCAGTAAGTATAAAGGGCGCTGGTTGTTTTCTAACCCTACGACTGAAAAGGATGTTATTGATATTAATTGGCATAAGTCTGATAAAAAAGAATGGATGATTACTTGTCATAATCCTGAATGTAAACAGGAGCAATTTATGACGTTTCCGGAGAATGTTAATATAGAAAAGAGGGAGTTCCAATGTAAGGAATGTAAGACGAAACTGTATAAATCAGACCGAAGAATGGGAAGGTGGGTAGCTCAAAATCCTAAAGCTAAAGTATCTGGGTACCACATTTCGCTACTAATAGCGCCTTGGGTAACCGCGGATGAAATAATTAAGGATAGTGAGGGAGATCAAGAGTATTTTTATAACTTCGTATTAGGAGAGACATATTCTCCGGGTGATATTCGTGTGAATAGGTCTACTATTTTGGATAATTGGACACCTAAGAATTTGGAAACTGGCAACTGGTTCTTGGGGGTAGATGTTGGGAATATCAAACATTATGTTCTTGGTAGTGAGAAAGGGCCAATAAAAATAGGCAGATTTACCAAATGGGCAGATTTGGATGACATGATGAAAATGTATAAACCTAAGTTGGTAATTGATGCTTTGCCGGATAACACAATGTCTAAGTACTATGTGGAAAACTACCGTAACGCGCTGATGAGTTTCTTCCAAGAGAACAGGAATAACCCTAAAACTATAGTTTGGTGGGGTGAAGGGGACAGAGATGGGGTTATATATAGCAGTAGGAACAGGATATTGGACCAACTAATTGATGAAATTCTTAATGCAAAGCTACTTTTTGGGCTTTCTTCTGATAGTGAGATTAAAAACTATTTAAAACATTGGGAAACTTTGAGGAGAATTAAGGTTGTTGATAACAAGGGTATTGAAAGTTATCAATGGGATTCTACTACTGGTGAGGATCATTATGTTTTCGCAACTTTATATTACTATCTCGCAACGCTGGGAGGTTTTGGCATCGGTAAATATATGCCCGAGGCTTTACGTGGCACGGAATCAAAAATTTTAATTGGTAGTGATAATGTTATGGGAGATCTCGGAGAAATACTTGCACAAAATAACAATTGGGACGATCCAAAAATTTAATCTTACTTATCCACTTGTATTCTTACTTTATTTGTGTGTTAGAATAAACACATGAAAAAAATCTCCGAACTTAATGATAATCAATTATCTAATCTAGTAGACAACAGATGGAGATCATCTGAAACAATTTGGGATATTGTTGAAAGAACATATAATACTAATTTAAGAATTTATAAAAACGAGCCGGAGTATCTTGCTGATGTCCCTCGGAAAAAAAGTAGGGTCCGAGCTAATCGAATTTTTGTAAACCAGGAAACAGTCATTAATGCTTTAATTGCGAATCCACCAAGACCAAATATTTTAAATGGTCGTGATACACCAGAGAGTAAAGCTCTTTCAGTAAGACAAGAAAAATATTTTCAGATTAAATATGTTGAAAGAAACACAAAAGAGATAATCCGTAAAGGATTGCGTAATTTGTATTTTGGAAGATTAATAGTTATCAAACCTTTCTGGAACGCAAAGATAAATGATTTTGATGCAAAAGTAATTGATCCACGAAAAGTTAGATTTTCAAAAACCGCAACAAAAGAAGATGATTCAGAATTTGCGATTGAAGAAATTACAGATAACTTGTCAGCAGTTATAAAAAGATTCCCAGAAAAAAAGAATGATATTTTAGAAAAGTATGGTTATACAGATGACGCTGATGTTTTGGTAGATAACAAAGAAGTAAAATATTTAGAAGCTTGGTGTTGGGATTATGTAATCTTTAAGATGGGTAATCTTATTCTTGGAAGAATACGAAATCCATATTGGGATTGGGATGGTCTGATGATAACAAGAGAAGAAGAAGAACAACTAAAAGATGCTGAAGGTAAAACACGAAGAAATTTACTTGAGGGTGCAAGAAGATTACAGCCGGAAAGATTGGCTTATCAGAAAGCAAACAATGAAGATAATGAAGATAATGAAGGTATAGTTTTTGAAAACGTAGAAGAACCAATAGAATTAAGTGCTTACTATTTTAATCATTTTGATAGACCGAGAAAGCCATACATCTTTGCCACATTATTTAATAATGAAAATTCTCCAATTGGACAGACAGATATGATTACTCAATCTGCACCACTTCAGGAGAACATTGATGAAACTAAGAGAGACATTACACAAAACTCAAAGTTGGTAAATGGAATTATCAAAATTGATTCTACTGTTATGGGTAAGGCAGATGCACAGCGTCTGCGATTTGAAACAGAGGGATTGATCTGGGGTAAGGGAGCTGTTACCGGAGTACAAAGAGAAACTGGTCCAGCACTTCCTAGTTTTGTTGTTGAGAATATGCGTGATTCACGAAGGGAAATTGATGACATTATGGCAGCTTCATCTGCGTTTAAAGGAATCCGAGAAGGACAGGAAA